AGGTTCCTCTTTCGTGATGGTGATTTGGGGTTGGGCTTTGGTTTGAATGTCAGGCTGGGGTTCAAGGTCAGGGGTGGGGGTATCATCCGACCGTCCCACACCGACGCCGATATCAGCGGGGATGGACACGAGGGAGATTTCATAGGGCTGCCAGTCCGTGGCCCTGTAAACCTTGGTTTGGCCTTGGCCTTTAACCTCTTCAAATTTATGCACGACGTAACCGACAGACACAGACCGGCGGATTCCGTCTTTCACATCTTGGTAAATCTCTTCGGCCCGTGCGCCACGGCCAAAACGGACAACGGCCCTTGCCAGACCGTTGCCCTCGTCAACGGTGACGCTGTCCACAACACCGATCACATCGTTTGGGTCATGATTGACCAACAAATTGGCCCCGCTTTCCAAACGATCCAAACGAATCTCTTGGCTGCGGTGGCCCAAAATTTCCATGCCAAAGGTGCGCTCGTAGGGGACATCCGAGCTAAAGGCCAGCGTGACGGTGCGATCATCCGACGGCTGTAAATCCGCGGTTTTGATTTGCAAGGTCCGTGTGTATTTTACGCTTGTTTTCATGGGGTATTATCCTCCTGTGGTTCAACCGTATCTTGGGCAACAGGGCTGCCAAGCGAAAAATTCAGGCCCAAACTTTTTGCGTCGTCCTGCTCTTTTTGCAGCTGCGCCCAGACGTCATACAGGTCGCGGCCTTGTTGGGCGGCGGCCTCCGTTCTGCTCATCAGGCCGTTATTGATAGCGGCAATGGTGGCCTCAATATCCTTCAGCGGGTCCACCCACGCCCAGCGGCGGCCTTGCCAGACGTGGCGCATGGCCTCCCCCCGATCCCGAACGGACAAGGGTATGCCGCGATCACTAAGAATCAGGCCCTTCAAAATCGCGATGTCCAGCCATGCTTCGTAAACAGGGATTAAAAAAGCCTCAGCAAACCAGTTTTGCAGCAGCATCCAGTTGTCGCGCTCTTCCAAAACGCCCGCCCGAATCGACGAATAATTGACCCCCTCCAGATCGTTCGCCAGTGTGGCATAGGACACCCCAAGACCCGAGGCCGCCGCCTGCAAAAACGACTTTACAAAGGGGCCATAGTTGGCCTCGGGGTATGTTGGGTCAAAGGACTGGAATGTTGTCCCCGCGGGCAAAGTATCGATCACGCCCGCCTCCACCGTTGTTATCGATCGCCCTTGGCTGTCTTGGCTATCGGCCAAACCTAAGGATGATCCTTCGGCGGTTGTGAAAAACCCCATCTTGGCGGCCCCCACGTTGGCCGCAATCAGGGCCGCATCGTGAAAAGTGCCCAGCTTTTGCAGGGTTTCCATGGCCGTGTGCATCCATGGCACCCCCCGCACCTGCTCGGGCTCTAGGGGCAAAAAGATATGCAGGATCTGATCCGCGGGGATGCGCTCGGTTTTCTGTTGCAGGGCGTTGCCCGTGTAGACCTCGGCGGGGTTGGATCCCTTGAAATGGTACGCCACAGGCCGCCCCACGGTGTTCAATTCCACGCCCATTTTGATGATGCCGCCGTTGTCCAAACGCTTATTCAGCCCTGTGTCTAAACGGTCCACGGCCAAAACCTGCAGGGCAAAATCCCAAGCGTTGCCCGCCGCGGTGCCCTTGATCTTTTTCACAATAGCCTCGCCATCACGGACAAGGGTTTTCACCAGCAATTCCTGCACACCCACAAAAGACAAATGGCCCGTGGATTCACATACCCCGCGCCGCGCCCATTTGTAAAAACTATCTTCGATCAGATCGTTGGTTTTCTGATTCAGCTTGCCCCCGCGCCGCCCTTGCACGTTTAACAAAAACCCGTTGGGCCCCACGATGTGGGTGGCACACATTTGGATAAACCGCTTAGCGTGGTTATTGTCCCGCATCAGGGACCGCGACCGCGCCCGCATCAGTTCCAGCTGCCCCATCAAATCACTGTTGACGGTGCCAAAAGACCCCGTAAACACATCGTTTAAACGGGTCACAACCCCCGCGCTGAAATTGCGAATCTCACGAAAAAAAGGCACCAAAGCGTGATAGCGGGGAAAAAATACGGGTTGCGCAGGCGCGGGCTGAGGGATACGGGTAGGCGGCTGCTTTTTTTTAAAAAACCCCAGCATCACCGCATCCTGACATACAAACGGTTGTGGGTGGGCAGGCCCTTGGCCAGTCGCTCGGCCTGCTGATCGGCAAAGGCCTCGCGCTTATAATGATCACGCCACTGCATCAATTCCAAAATCGGGATGTACTTCAGGGACCGCGTCCCGATGGTGTACTCTTGCTGCTCTTTGGTGGCGCGGCTTTCCAGCATGGCCTCGATGGCATCCAGCATGCGGCGGGCGTGGGTTCGCGCCTCAAAGGTGCTGTTGGCCGTGGCCAAGTTGGGGGTCACGGTCAACGTGCCTGTTTCCAGTGTCACCCGCACGCCCGTTTTTGTGGCATAGCTGGCCCATTGGTAAACCCCAGCAGGCAGCCCCGCCGACTGCACCGCCGTGATGGTACTACTCCACCCCGTGCCCGAGGTGGTGGCGGTCACATCCAAACTGCCCCCCGATCCGCGAAAACTTGTGGCCAACGTATATGCGGCGGAATCAATCGGCAATCCAGTGACAGTATCCACACCCGCCGCCGTCAGCCACGTCAAAGAATCGCCGGAAATCAGGGTGCTAGGGATACTCATACCCCCAGCATGGCGTAGGCAACACCGCTGCCAAGGGTTTTTTTAGGGGGGTGGACAAAATGTACCCACCCCCCACCTTAAACCCTACGCCGCCGATTCCATGGCTTTGTTCCGAACCATGACTTCCATGGCTTTGCGAAGTTTTGCGTTTTCTTCTTTCAGGCGTTGGATGGTGCTGTCCTTGTAGGACTTGTGTTTCATCATGGTGTCGATGCTGTGGCCCAGAACCCAATCCGCCGCCGAGAGGCTGTCCGAATCCACCGCAAAAACACGGATTTTCTCGTCCACGCTTTTTACCCGACTTTCTATGACATCCAAGTAAACACTGTGATTCATGGACCGTTCCTCTGCGCTGGAAATCAGGGTTTCGATACGCTCCAAAATCCCCAGCATCCTTGTGGCCCGACCGATCAAATGCTTCACCTGATTGCGTGTGGCAACCTCGCTATCTGTCCCATCCGCCAAAATGGTCTTGGCGTAGAAGGTCGGGGGGGTGATTTCCTGTTGGGGCTTCACGTCCCGTCCGTAGGTTTCCAAAACGTCCAACACCCACTTGCGAAATGCTTTTGCCATTTTGGTTTTCGCCATTATGGCAATCAGGTGACAGCCACGGGGAGAGAATAAACGGACGCTCTTTTTTAGATTCCCCGAGACGGTCAATTTGACCGTCTGGGACATGCTGGCGGTAAACTCGTCTTTGTTGCGATCAAAAAGTTTCCGCACGCTTGTTTCGTCTTTGTACCCTAAAGCGATTGCCAAGTCACGGGATCGCATCCAAGGCGCACCATCCACGCTATAGATTTCGAGCGGGGTGTTTTGGAATTGTAGTTTATCTTTAAGTTGGATTACGTTGGTCATAAGTTTGTTCCTTGTGTTTAAGCGGTTTTAAAGCCGGAGGTTAAACACCTAGAACAAACATAGGCCTAGCATTTTTAGGGTTTCCCCCTGGACATACTGCAAGCCTCCGGCCAATATCGGCCATGAATAGCACTTTTTTTGGTTAGTGCCTACCCAGTTTGTTTCCGGATGTTTAAGTCCGTTGTGTTATCCTTACACAAAAAATCTTGTGCTCGCAAAGAGTTTTTTTTACCGCCCCAACACCCGATCCGTAAACGCACTGCGCCGCGTGTGGATGGCCGGTGCGCGTGTGGTCTTTGTTGGGGCAGGTGCCGACGATGGGGCAGCAACAGTGGCCTCAGCCTTGGGCTGCAACCGATCCGCAAAGACCTTCCAAATCTGGGTCCGATCCGCGTGCATGTACAAAACGTGCAGGGCGGCGTAGGCGTAAACCTCGCAGTCAAGGGCCTCGTTGCGGTCCGTGCTTTTTTTCGTCCATTCCTTTTTGGGATACCCGTTGCGGTAACGAATGATCTGTCTTTCTGACGTCAGCTGCTTAAAATACTCTGGCCCAACCTCATGATAAAAGTGGTACTGGCCTTCCCCTTCAGCAGATTTCAGGCGGGCGTAAATGGTGCTTTTTATGGTATCGGATCCCACCGGATACAGCTCCGCCCCCTTTTTGATCGCCTGCCCCTTGTAGTTCAAATCCACTTTCACAGGCCGACCCACGGGGGACTTGCCCGCTTGCGATTGCCCCTTGATCGCCACGGCCCCCAAGGTGCGCTTGTGATCGCGGCAAAAGGCATAAACCTGCTGCGTATGGTGCCCCCCACTGTCAATGGCCACAATGCGGGGGGTCAGGGTCGCCCCCAGTTCGTGCTGGATCGGGGACTGTAGCAGGGATTTCAATTGGACCCACACGTTGGACAGGGCGGGGTCGCCGTAAATCTCGGTGTGGTAAATCAGCCACGATTGTTCCCCCGCGCCCCAGCCCCGAATCACCACCGCCAGACGATCGTCCTGCACGTCCACCCCCGCCGTGGCCAGACACACGGGCTCGGGGGCCGTCATGGGGTCGTAAAATTCACAGCGACTGGCCAGATTGTCAGAATCCAAAACCGACGTGTACTCATCATCAAACGATTCTGCCAGCACGGTGTTGACCCACGTTTTCAGACGCTCGCGGTTGCTCTTGGCATCCAAAAATTCCCCCACAATATCCGCCCAAGACCGCCAACCCACGGGGCAGTACAGGGCATTCAGATGATACCCCACTGTCTTGTGGCTTTCCGCCTCTGCTGTGGCCCGCCAATGCCCCGCCGCCAACATGGCGGTTTTGTGATGTTCCTCGATCCGGCCCGCGCATTGTTCGCAGTCATACCAAACATCGCGGGTGTTTTCTTTGTGCCATTTAATCCCCTTCCAAACCAAGGCCTGTTCGTGACCGCAATGGGGGCAGGGCACAAAATAAAACCGCTGATCGCTGGCTTTAAATTCCGTTTCAATACGCGAAAGGCCCTTGATTGTGGGGGTCGATGTCAGCAGGATTTTCCGCCGTGAAAAGGTGTTGGTGCGTCGCTCTGCCAGCAACACAGGGTCGCCTTCCTCTTCCACGTCGGTGGGGTAGCGGTCCACCTCGTCAAGGAACAAATACCGCACCGGCATGGACGACAACGCGCTGGCCGAATTGGACCCCGTCATAATCAAAAACCCGCCCCGAAACTCTTTCACCAGCATCGTGTTGCTGGCATCCCGCGCCCGCGGGGCCGACACCAACCCGCGCAAGGCAGGGGTTTCGTCAATCATGGGGGCGATCCGCTGTTTGGATAGCCGCTTGGCCATATCCACCGTGGGCTGCACCGCCAGAATGGGGCCGGGGGCAAAGTGCATGATGTAGCCCAGCCAGTTATTCCCCGTTTCCGTTTTTCCGGTCTGACTGGCAAACATCAAAACCACCCGCTGCACAGGGCTTGACGGCGAAAGATCATCCATAGGGTCTTTCAGGTACGGGGTCCGAGACGTTCGCCACGGACCCGCCTCACTGGCCCCCTTGCTGGACAAAAAGCGGTAGGTATCCGCCCACTGCGACACCGTCAAATCAGGATCAGGCCGCCACCCTTCACGGTAAAATTGATCATACAAAACCGCCCCATCTTGCATCATAACGCCCCCTTATCGTCCCCAGCCCGTGACAATTCGTCACACACTGCCCTGATTTCCTGCATCAAAATCTCATGGCACGCACGCTCGCTGCTTTCCGCCGCCACCAGCCCCGCTACGCGGTCGGGGATATTCATCAAGCGGTCCCGCGCCTCTCTTGCGCTGGCAAAGGCTTGTTTCTTAACGGTATCCGCCAACACCAGCGTCCCAACCTTTTCGTCATAGTCCACCTTGGCCATCTTGGCCCGATAGGCCTCCAAAATGGTGCGGCTTTGATTGATGCTAGGGCCCTGCACCCCCCGCATCTCTTCCTGAATCGGGGTGCGCTTTTGCGTGTTAGCGATCCATTCCGCCTTGGCCTTTTCCGCGTCAATCCGAACCTTGCCGCCCACCTCTTTCCACGATTTCACCCGCCCCGCTTTGATGGCATAACGCACCGCTTCAGGCGTCACACCCATCTCCCTTGCAAACTCAGAGGCGGTCATCATTGTCATAAATTTCAAGGACCTTTGAATCCACTGGCTAAATTTTTTTCGCGCTGGTTACCGAGG